GCATCCAATTTTCTTCTATTTTACTAAATCCAAATCTAGCGTAATTAATATCAGGGCTAGTTATCATTTTAGTCATTGTAAATAATTTAATTCTACCTTTATCTTTTAATTCTTTAGCTTTATCTATATAAGCTTTTAATAATTTATATCCTATTGTCTTATGTCTGTATTCAGGTTTTACATACCATGCTAATTCATACAATGCAAAAGTTTTATCGCACCATACAATAGGGCTAATAATGCCCATAATAAATCCTATGTTATCTTCTATAAAAATTACGCCACGCCCTGCAATAATACTATCTATAATGGAATTAAAATAATCAGGATTATCAATGTCTTTATATTGTTCTATTGGGCTTTCATCCCTAAACATTCGCATCATATTTTGTAATTGTATTTTGTCGTATTTTGTAGCTTGTCTTATCATACATCCTTGCCAAAAGAATAATTAATGGTTTCTATAAAACCAACTCTTTCCATAGAAGTGTCCGTAGGATTCCAATACATCCAAGCATTATCATTGGTATATCTGCCAGCCGTTCTATTTTGTAAAATAATTTGTATGCTTGAAGCGGCTATACTAATTACACCAACATACATTCTTATTTCTTCCATCCATTGTTCGGATATTGCAAAAGAATTTACATAACCTGTAAAAAATTTATATAAACCGCCTGTGCCACCTGTAGTTATTAATGCGCCATTAGTATCAAAAAAACCATGCCACATTTCAATATAAGAACCTTTTATTTCATGGCCTAATGTCCATCCTAATAAAGCAGTATCAATTCCAACAATAGTCATACTTGTTTCATTAGCAGTCGATTTAATATCTCTTTGAACATCATTAATTTTAACTAATCCACCCAATGCGTCAAAGGGTTCGGAATCAACTGCGGCTATAGTTAATGCACTTGGTGTTGTAGCAAATCTATAAACCACTTCTTCATAAACTGTGCCTGATCCTGATCCAACACCTGTTGCTACAAAAACTGTTCCGTAATTATTATTGGCCGCGCCAACTAATGTCCAATTTGTAGGTGAACCTGCGCCTGTAACTGTGGTTCTAACTGTATAAGTTTCACCAATAACAAGACTGCCAGCAATAACAGTTGCTCGCGTTGTAACGCGAACAAAGTCTGCCATTCTTATATTGTTAGTATTAGTTACGGGAGTTATTACATTCATAGGACATCTTCAATAGCCACAAAAGGGCCATTCCAAGAAATAAATGAATCATTAGTCATAGGCACTAAAGTATAAGTAGGGTATTCCCTTAAAATAATAGGAAATGTAACGCCTGTATAAATATTGCCACCTAAAGATATGGTCGTTCCATATTGACCAATAACTGCGTCAATTGGACTTACAAGAGCATCAATTAAATTTCTGTGAACAGGAATATTAACAGTTGAGCCGCCACCTCTTTGAACATCTGCGGTTGCTATATAAGCATATCGACCTACTTGACAAAAATCACCAACTTTTACAATATAATCAGTTGCGGATATGCTAGGTAAACTACCCAATACAAGTGTTTGATTAGCGCTTGATGTTTGCCATTGACAAGCCGCAATTTCGCCTGATGTCATATCGCCTTGATATGCCACATAGTTAAGCCAGCCAATATTTGTAAAATTAAGATATTGCTCTGTAGCTTTATCTGCTACACGCAAGGATGATAATAAATTCCTATTTTGACTATAAAGCAAATACTTCATAGGATTCATAGTAAATTCAAAAGGTTGAACAGTAAGAAGTTCGGAAGTTGAGATGCGTTGATTGCGACTTAACACTTGACCAACAAGCTTTTGATCATTAATTGCAATTGATTCTGAAACTTCTAATATTGTATTTAATGACATAATTATTATCTCGATTGTGGTAATGATCTTGTAGCGGATTGATTAGCCGCAAATACCGCTTGTTTATTTCTTGATAAAAATTGTGTTGCTGATTGCGTATCAATAGCACTCATGCTTGCAATATAAGGCCCATTATACACTACTTGAGGGCCACCGCCCATAGAGCTTAATTGATTGTTAGGAATAACAGTTCCACTTGATTTTGGAATCATTAATTCAGGCCCTTGTTCACCTACAAGATATGGCGCGCCACCTGCAACATCGCCACCACTTGCTCTTTTACCTATATGAATTGATCCGCCTACTGCACCTGTAGAACCTGTAAACATTCCGCTTCCGCCACCGCCGCCACCAAATAAACCGCTAAAAAATTTACCTATACCTGATTGTTCAAATATAGCCATAGCTTGCGCTTTTAATTGTATTTTAATTAAATCGCTAATAATACTTTTTGCTAAATCACCAAATTTAAGTTTGCCTGTTTGCACAAAGTTATCTAATGCAGTTTCAAGATTTTGTGTTACAGATACGAATGCTTGCTCACCTAATTTAGCCGCATTAGAAGCGTTATCTGCATAAGTAGCAAAAGCTTTTTTCCAACCAAATTCAAAACTTCTTTGTGATTCAGCAATTTGATATGCTTCTTGCGCCCTTTTCTTTTCTGATTGTGCAAATTCATTAGCTTGCTCTTGATTCATTTTCTTTTCAAGAACCAATAGTTTGCGTTTTTGCTCAATATCAAATAATTCTAATTGAAGTTTTTTTTCGTTTTCTGTAAGAAATATTAATTCAGCTTCTTTTTGATTTCTTTGTCTTTTAGCTTCTGATATTTGAAGTTCTTTTCTATAAAATTCTTCTTGCTTTTCTGCTATTTCTTTTAATCGTTTTAATTCTGCTTTTTGTTTTTCATCAAGTTCAACTGCCCTAACATCTTTTTTAGGTGCGGCCATACCGCCAATACCTGACATAATGCTAGGAATAGTAGCGCCTTCAACAGAGCCGCGTGAAGGAAATTCAAATTTTTGGAAACCTTCTTTATCTTTCCAAGCCGCCCACCAACCAGCTTCTTTTCTAATTTCAGCAAATCTATCAATTGTTTCTTTTGATTTTTTTTGCCAATTTTCCATAGCAATTGTTACATATTCAAAAGCTGGGCCAAGATTATTAGCAAGCGTTACTTTTAAATTCATAAAAAATCTATCTAATCTATCAACAGAATTTCCTATGCTTTTAAAAATTTCATCTGATCCTGCAAATTGATTTTTAGTTTTTTCAAACTCATCCGCCATACCTTTAATATCAACACCGCGAATAGCTCTGCCAAACATATCCATAGCAAGCGCATTGCGTTTAGCGGTATCTTCAACACCAGCAAGGGATTTAATAGTTTTTTCAAATAATTCTTGAGGAGCAAGCGTTCTTAAATCTTTTAAAGAAACGCCAATAGATAAAAATGCTTTTTGCGCTTTTGATGATCCTTGAGCGGCTTCATCAATTTTATTAGCGAACGATGCCATGAGTTTGCCAGCATCATCGGCATTACCACCATTTGTTGATAAGGCTTGCGACATACGCAATACAGATTGAACGGACATTTCATTAGCTTTGGCGACATCGTTTATTTTGTCAGCAAAGTTAATTGCTTCGCGAGCGGAAGCAGTAAAGGCTACCGCAACTGCGCCTAATGATAATTTTGCGCCTGCGCTAAAGCCTTCTACTTTATCTTTAGCTTTACCTAGATTGGCATTAAACTCGCCCGCATCAAGCCCAAGTAAAACCGCTAATCTTGAAATAATTGCCATAGTTATTTACCTTTAAATCTATCCATTTTAAAGTTTGGTGCTTGGCTCATAAATAAAATAAGTGAATCGCTAGGATTAACTTTTTCTATGCCATAAAAATATTCATAAGCACTACCTAAAACGCTTTTTAGAGTATAAGGTTGGCTACTGCTTGCTCTTAAATAATTAAAAACTCCAGCCACTAAAGTTCCTTGCATATTTAATAAAGCTCTATTTCCAACTAACCCATCCGCATACATGACTGTTATTTCATTCATGGTTGCTTCATCAAGCGCATCTATATCTTGTATTGTATGCCCGTTAAAAACCATAGACGCGCGAACTTGGGTTCTTAACGAGCCTACTACTTTGACTTTATGTCTTTATAGTCAGGACTAATAACCTCATTAATTTTTTCCACTAAAGTCATTTGAACTGTTAATGGAAATTCATTTTCTACATCTTCATAAGTTATATCTTCTAATGATCCCGTTTCAGGTATTAGAAATTTAATATATTCAGTTATTCTGTGTTGCAATATATGTTTATTTTTAGCGGTTTCTTTTACTGACCTGCCATCAATAATAAAATCATTATCTTTAACTTCCACACCTTCTTGATCTTTAATATTTTCAAAAGCTTTTATCATTAACTGATATTCTGCTTGAACCTTATCTTCATTAGGATTTTTAAAGTAATTATAAATAGCTTCAATTTCTTGAACGCTTGGCACTCTCACTTTAAATGTATGATCGCCTAATTCAAACGATCTAGTTAATACCGATAATCTATTTTCCTCGTATTTTTTACCGAGTGCTGATCCTAATTTGCTCATATCTTTTCCTTATGTTGTTAAATTTTTAGCTTTGTATGAATCCATTTTTTGTTTAATAATCATTCCTAATTTTGTTGCTACCATTTGAGCTTGTGATTCTAATGATACTCGCATAAATGGTTTAGCTGACATATTAGCCGTTCCAAATTCATTTGCTATAGCTCTAGCGTCAAACATAACGCCTGCTTCAGTATAAAATTTTTTTTTAGCCTTTTTGTATTCTTTACCTTTTAAATTACCATATTGAGATTGAAATTGTTGTTTTACTTTTTTAGGAATTGGTCGAGATGAAACGAGAGATATAACAGAATCTTTTGGTGTTACATATCTTGACTTCATGTCTTTTCTAGTAGGTCGCCTTGCAGTAATATACAAAGAACGATCCAATGCACCTGTGTCTTTAGGTGATAATGCTTTTGCCATAGCCAATACAGGCTTCATGGCTTCTCTAACTGCTGGTATTAATACTTTACTTTTTGCGTCTTTGTCGCCAAATTGTTCTTGAAATTCTTTAAATGCATTAAGAGTTTCTTTTAAACCATTAACGGCAAACTTGACACTCATTATTCTGCCTTAATTATTTTTTGATAAATCGTATTATTAAGTTTAATAGCGTAATCAACGGCCTGTTCGGGCGTTAGTTTATCAGCATGATTTTTAGCAATATCGTGAGCTAAAGCAATGCCTGTTAAGCGTTGTTGGGCAAACCCAAACCAGTTCTTTTGACCTGAACCAGCTTGGGATACCAAATAACTTAATAGATCATCAGTTGTTTTAACTTGTGTTGTCATTTCTTTTCCTTAATTAATTAAGAGTTAGACCATCCGTATAGGTTGCCACGCGGATGAACTGTAAACATACATTTAGCTTCAGCAGTTGGGTTAGGATCAACTTGGAATTGACCTACGCGACCAATAAATGCGTAATTAACATAATCTGTTCCATCAGTTGCTTGAATAACAAAAGTTCTATCAATTGTGCCGTTTTCAGCATCATCTCTCATTAATAGTAATTGTGTGTCAGCAGGATTCCATGCCGCAGTAATAGTCATTGATGTTGGAGCGGCTTGTGTAGGAATCTTATCAGATTGACGAGAACCTGCAACATTATAATTAGCCATTGCATCATCTTGACCAAAAGCTGGGATAGCTTCTACTGGTAAAACATTAGCTGAAACACAAAAAGCGTCTGTGTTAGCGAATGTTGATAATTCAGCAAGTGTTAAAACAGTCGGAGTTGCACCTGCTTGACAATATAGAGTTGCGCTAAAACCTGGTAAAACTTTATTTGGAAGTGCCATAATTATTTCCTCACATTAAAAAAATTAAAAAATCTTATGTTGGTATATATAAAGTGCAGTCCATAAATATATTATGAAGCCCAATCTCATTGTCGTATCCATGATATAACCACACTACATCTGCCTTTGAAACATTAAAGCTATGGCCACCGCCACCAAAAGTTCCACTAAAACCATGTAATGCTTGCAAAATATCGTTAGAGGTATCAAAACCATCTGCCATTTCTTGCGTAAATACACTAATCTGAAAAACAGGGGTATCTATACCTTTAATACTTTGAACATTACCAGTATAAACTGGTTGATGCACATCTCTTAATTGCCAAGTAATAAATTTAGGTTGCGTTGCATAATTTCTATTAAAATTTGCATATACAGGTATAGGCGTAACTATACTAGATAATTCTGCCTGTATTGCCTGTGCATATTCTCTAACATCTTGTTGAGTTGCCATCTATACATCTACACTTGGTTTATTAAAGTAACATATTAAAGTTACACTCATTCTATCATTAGATATACTAGAATCAGCTATTCGCCAATCAACATTTTGATAAGTTATTGAATATAAATTATCGTTATCTACTATATCTCTTGTGTTTGGTGTGTAGTTAAATTTCATTTGCACCAAATCACTATATATTCTAAATTTCTCTGAAGTGCTTACATTAGCTCTTACTTCAGATATTAATGGCCTGCTTGTAAATTTAAGAGTTTTAGTTGTTTGTGTTTCACCATAACTGCTTGTGGCAAAAGACAAGTCATTAACTTCTACTGTTTCAAATTTTGTTATGGCCATTTACATTACCAATGGTTTATAAGGTCTTAATAAACAATCCACTCCATAAGGAATCTTTTGCAAACCACCCGCTACTGATTCTGATCTATTGTTATAAAGATGAGTAAATAATAATAAGCCAGCTTGCTTAATTACAGGATAAGCCTGTGTAAAGTTTGCATTTTGTGTATATTCAACAATCACAGGACTTGTTCTATAAGTGCTTACATCCGATGGAATGCCGCTATCTAATACAACTTTATTTCCTGTCGAATCATAATAATATTCAGTTGAAGCAATCGTTGTTAAAACGCTTGGAGTGCTTCCATTATAATAAGCAACTTTTGTAATGCTTAAACTACCGCTATTAAACTTATCAACATAACTTGTAACTGGCAAATCTAAATAAACAGGCGTTGAAAAATTAGCTGATAAGCCATAATAAACCCTATATGATGTAGGGAAGATTGACATACCAAGATAATCTTCAATATGCATACGAACGGCTAATTCTAAACTTTCTAAATACGCATCTTGCGATTCATCAGTTCCTAAATTTAACTGTTGCGCTATTTCGTCTATTGTTAGCCAGTTTGTAGTTAAATCGCGACTAATCTGTTCAAACTTATCATAGTTGAACGGATTGCGAATAGTTCCATACGGCACTTGCCCTAATGTATCAGTCATTATGCAGAACCTATTAAAAATACTCCAGCAAAAGGATCACGAATTGTTGATGCTAAACGCTTTTCAGCATAAAGCGTTACAAAACCTGGAGCAGTTTGGTCAAAGCGTTGAATTGTCATTTCTTCAGCATCCGCAATAGTATAAAAATGTTCCCAACAAGCTAATACGCCTGATAAAGAACTTGATCCTGGAGTTGTTAAATATGGATTAGGTATAACAGGGAATCCAAATAAATAAATTAATGATCCACCATCTTCCGTTCCTGTTTCTACAAACATTGGAGCGCCACCTGTTGATCCTTTTAATTGTCTTAATTGAAGAATTAAAGATGGATGTAAATGCCACGCCGTTCCTGGAACATTCATATATTGTGAAGGTAACGCTTTAACTGCATCTACAATTTGATTATAAGTTATTTGAGTGTTGGTAAATTCAGATTTTAATATTGTATGAATACCATTTGTTATTGCAGTTCCGCTACTTCCATAAGCTGGAGTAGAAGCGCTTGTTAAGTATGTAGTCAAACCTCTTAATCCACTTGTTCCGCCTGTTGAAGTTGTTGATGATCCTGCTTGGTCATCATTAACTGCCATAGATGTGGCTTCTAATTGACTAAATTCCAACATTAAATCATTTACAAGAGCTGAATCAATAGCATTAATGTCATCCATAACGGCAGTTCTAATTGGTAATTGAGCAGTAATCACTCTTGTTGGCATTTGCCAAGTAGTTGTAGCAATATTTGGTGAACCTGCATTTGGAGTAACAACATACAACCAAGGATTTGTTGAGTTTGCGGCATTACCTGTTTTAGCCACGAATTGAGCGGCTGATCCTGTGTATGTAACTTGACGGCTTCCCATTCTAAATGGGTTTGCATATCTTAAAGCGGCAAAAGCGTCATCAAAATAAACTCGACCACCAATATTTAAGCCTGATCCTGTTAGCGTTGATGCTTCTTCTACATCTTTGGTCTTATTATTATCAGTAAAATTAACTGTGGCTTTGCCTTCAGTTAAAGCCTGTTTAATGCCATTTAAAATTTTTTCA